AGGGAGTGACCGTTTTCCCGTCGTCGGCGGGCTTGGGCCGTCCTATTTATTTTGTTAGGTAAGCCTAACATAGGGTGTCAGTGTTACGAACGTAACTGATGAGGTATGCCTAATGTCTAGTGTCGGTTTTCCCGTCGTCTAATGTTGGCTATCCGAAGAACACGCGGTTTTGGTTTTGGGGATGCTATGTCACGTGACATAAGTACCCTAAGGAAATGTTGAAATATCGGCCTAATGATTGTTCACCACCCATTGACTGTGCTAGATTTGAATTAGTGGAAAGTTTCCACGTATTTAGAAGGGAGAGCAAATTGGCTCAATCAACTAAGGCAGAGGTAGGGACCAACCTCGAGGATAACAAAGACTTGGAAGTACCAAGCACGAAGAAACAAGCTCAAGCGCTAGCAGTAGTGGAAGCGGCCGAATTCATGAGTGTTCATGGTGAGCAATCACTAGAAGCGCTTAAGAATCTAGAAGCCACATTCACCAAGGCCTTCAATGAGCTTGGACTAATCAAGGCAGACTATGACGCTTATCACAAGGCCTTCTCTGATGAGCTTGGCGAATTGTCTACCATGATAGGTGATTTCGTTTATGGCTACATGTCGGCGATCATCACTAGTGGTGAAGCGCTAGCATCTCTTGAAGCTCAAGGGTTACAAGTAACCAAGGTAACCAAGCAGCTAAGGAAGAGAAACGCTGCGATCATGGAAGCCGTGGCCGACTCCAAGGATGACGAAGCTAAGAAAGCAATCGTCGAAGATTGGAATAGCAACGGAAGCGGAAAGAATACCTTTTCCAAGATTGCACGTGACCACGGTATCGAAGTTAGAGACGACAAGCCGTCCTCTGGTGAACATACCAAACTAGCCAAGCGTTTCATTAAGTCATTCGAGAAACTATCCGCTAAGGGTAGAATCTCATGTGCTAAGGCCATCATTAAAGCATGGCCAGACTACTTCGCAGCTAGCACCAAAACTAGCTAGTAGTAGAAATTGGTCCCCATCCTTCGGGATGGGGATCTTTTTTTTTGTCTGTTTTCTTATGTGAAGAACACGGATTTTTGGGGCTGCGTACTGATAGTGGTTGTGTCGTTAGGTTTGCTTTTTGGTGTGGTTAGGTTTAGCCCCGATTTTGTGTGATCTTCAGATAGCGGAACCGTTGTTATGTCATGTGACGTAATAGCTGTTGTCTTGTCTTTGGGGGTGGGGCCGATAGTGATAGTGGAGACCCCCTGGAACTCGGTTTGGTCCGTGTTTGGAGGGTTGGCTGGTTTGTCGGGTGCATAGGATCTCAGATGAACTCTGGGGTGATGGCTTGACGATTACCTAGTGGCGTGTGTTAGTATGGTATTAACGCTTGAAGAAGGCTTTTGATCTGTGTGATTGCACTTCTGGAAGCGTAGAACAGTTCTTATGTCATGTGACATAAGAGAAGGGAGAAAGATGCTGTTGAGGATAGACAGTGAGTCTGGTATCCCAGAGGCTATCACGTTAGAAGTGAAGGAGCTGCTTAAAGAGGCGGCTGGTGACTTCTACGAACATCCTAGATGTAACAAGATTAGACAGGTTACAGCTATTGAGGTTCATGATGATGGTTCTTTGGGTGAGGCTCAAATTGTAATGATGGATTGGCATTCAGTGCTGGTGGATTGCAGCGCTGTTGTGCATTTCAAGTATACGTTAGGTCGCCATTTGAGGTGGGACTTATCGAATGCCCATCGTGTTTCTAGGGCTGCCTGGTAGGGGTTGTTATGTCACGTAACATAGAACCCCCTAAGGGATACGATGAGCAGGGCAATTTCAGCCCATTGCTTGCGATGCAGGCCTTATCTGAGGCCTACGACCAGATACGAGCAGAGAACAGAGAGCTTTATAAGAGAGTTAATGTTCTCAGGTATGCGTACAGCGAGCAGCTACAAAAGAATGACAAGCTATTTACGGAGCTTTGCGATGCCCTTGAGCAGATGTCAGAAATGGCAATCGATCTCAAGTATGAAATGGCCCTGAACCATGAAGTGTGATATTACATGGCAGGCCTCGCTTGGCATCACATTTTGGAACATGGTCGATCTATTGGCCTATGTGACTATGGCTGGTCTTCTGTACGTGTTCGTATGGAAGGCTCTATTGGATTATTTGGATCTCAACAAAGAGAGTATAAGGAGGTGAGAATATGAAAGACAGCAGAAATGTAGAGGTCGGCGTGAAGATCCACGAACCGAAGGATCTCCTGGACCGCCTCTATGACTTTAACTGGTGGGTTGGTTTAGCTCTTGCAGAGGAGCAGTATCAGCCTACATGCACAGAGGATGTGCAGTGGTTACGTAACCTACAGGATACTTGTAGGGAAGCGATACAGAGCTATCCACATCATGTGTTTAGCTAGGGTTCTCATGTCACGTGACATAAGGAGGGAGGTGAAAATATGAGGATGCGAAATGATGCACCAATCGTCAGGATTGAGCTCACCCAAGCGCCGAATGGCAGATGGGAAGGTGTGGTTCTGTGCCATCACGGAAACATAGACCCAGAAGAGTATGTTACTTGGAGGGTTGCATGTGATGACGACATGTTGCTTGATGCAGCGTGGGGTAACTACATTATCGGGCTTAGTGAAGCTAACGAAGACTTCAATAGGAGGTCTAAAGGATTCGTTAGACCTATAAGAGATATATCAAACGCCTAAAGGAGGTGAGCTATGGAAGACGTAGCATTTACTGTAGAAACGCTGGATGATCTCTTTGATGACATCTGCGTTGGATGTACTGAAGATACATCTATGGGCAGCGGTAAGTTTGTTAACCGTATAGGTGCGGACGCTGTTGCTTTCTGTTATGAGACAGAAGAAGAAATAGAGGTGGATGGCTGGCTGTGTTGGGAGTGTCGTGAGGTGGATTGCGACTTCTGCACTGGCAAGACGTTAGAACCTGAGTGTATCAATGCGTCGGGGCAGATCATGTGTGAGGACTGCAACAATATGTTTATTGAGCACTACACGGAGCGAGGGCTGATACCAGAGGAGGTAAGTCATGCCTGACGAACACATAGATGAGGAAGCATTAGAGAGGGTGAAGACCTTCTTGTTTGGTTCCGAAGAAGAGGTAGAGCAGCTTTGTATGAGGATTGGCGACAAGGTAAAGGTTCTAGATCAAGACATCTCTGGTGAGATTATCCGATGGGATGGCGCCAAAGCAGTTGTCCTTGACGATGACCGTGACGACTGGATGGAAGAAGGAGATGACGGCACTCTAGTGTTCCGTGTCTCTGGATTGGAGAAGGTAAGTGATGAGTGATTTAGGGAAGCAATACGATGAAGCTGTAGCCACATTAGCGTGGTTTTGTTTCAAAGAACCTATGCCTGCCGAAGACCGTTCTAGGATTCTGCCGATAATTAAGCAGATGGTTGGTCGGATAAATACATTGAAATACCTAATAGAGGAGAAGAAGAATGCATGACAGACACATTGATGAGGACCTGGAACAGGTGATCGAAGATTCGCCAAGCTATATGCAGGACGTATTGAGGTCCATTGTTTGGGGGAATAAGTACTTTGAGCCGACGCTCAAGGATTCGTTAGATGAGGTTTCATGAAGGGAGGTGAGGTATGTCTAACTGGAAATTGATAGGAAACTGCCCTGTAGATTCAGGTCAAATCATGATGGTTGACCCATGCTATGTGCTGGCAGATAACAACACTACAGACGAGAAGCTTAACGGTCTTTACAAGGAGATTTGTGAGATGACCATAGCTGAAAGAGCTGGAGAGTTCGACTTGGGCTGTGCTACTAGCACTGGCTGGGGCGATGGTAGTTACCCTGTGTACGCCAAAATGGATGGCGGTAGGGTCGCTGAAATAAAAATAAAGTTCATGTAAACATTTAGAGAAAGGATATTTATATGGCTATAAATAGAACAAGGGCTGGTCGAAGGGTGGAGTTCCATCATTCGTCTGATCCTTATACCAAATTAAAGAAGGGAGACCTGGGTACCATCAAGTACGAGATAGACAACGAGAACTGTTGGTCTGTTTGTATTGATTGGGACAATGGGTCTTCTTTGTCTATGTTGCCTCTTGAGGGTGACAGCTTCGGGGAGGTGAGTACAAATGAATAGCTTTACAGTATGGGTGAATCATTCCGTCGAAGCGGAAGAAGTAGACTTCTTCACAGCTCTGACTACTGCGTTCAAAGCTTTTGAGCGAGGTGAGGAAAGCGTCAACGTGTATGCGAATGGCCCCGAAGATCAGCGGAAGCAGGCTGAGATGATAATGGACGCTCTAGAAGATATGGAGGAGGTGATAACAGATGAGTGACTATTGGACAGATAAATTAATCTACGAACGCCGCATGAGAAGGGCGTTCGGCGATGAAATGGTTGACAGCAGAAAGCTGGCTCCAATCGCCAATAAGGACTTCGAGGGTACGCCCGACGAAGGTGAAATAGTTAAACAATAAAACCCCGAAAGGGAGAAAGGAAAAACAATGGGAGAAGTAAACCCTAATGCAGCGAGGGGGTTGGACAAGATACTGCAAGCGTGCGCTCAGGCAATCGCTCCGTACCTGGCACCCTACCTCGAAGACCATTACAAAGGGAACTCTGACGACATAGATCTAAGTACGTTAGCTAGCGAAGTTAGGTACGAACTTGACATGTCAGATATAGCTTCCGAAGTCCAGTCAGCTTTAGACTACTACGACTTGTATAACGAGTTAGAGTCGTATGTCCAAGATGAGATTAAGGACTTCTTTAAGCACGAGTCCTTCACTGTAACTGGCTCCATCAAGCACACGCCTGAAGGATAGCCATGCCTGATTATGAGGTAGATGTAACAGTCAGCTTTGAAGTTAATGTCGTTGCACGTGACTGCGATGATGTCTTTGAGGCAGAAGAACAAGGTGAAGCGATAGTTGCTGCCTTAATAGATAAGTCAGGCATCCCTGCGGATGCTTGGCCTAGCGTAGAGGCTTGGCAAACTACCAAAATAACAAAAGGAGGTGAATAATGTTAGAAACACCAGTTAAATTTGCAGGAGACAGGAAGGTCACGAACCACGCCACCCAAAAGGGTGAGCTGGGTACGGACGCTACTGTCAACGACAAGAACAGTTTCGGCTTGTCTGCCAGCAGATGCACTAATAGGACACCGTTCTGTGATTCGTGTTATGCGGAATCTACGGAGCGCCAATGGGCTACTGTGAGGAATGCGCTAGAGCACAACTGGAAAACGATAGAACCACATCTAAACGACAAGGTAGCTTTATATAAGCTGCTTGAGGTTGGGGTGAAGGCATCTATCGACCAGAAGATCAAGCGTAACGTGCCAGTGGACAAATGGCAGTTTCGTTGGTTCTGGGATGGGGACATCCCATCGCAAGCATTTGCGGAAGCGATGGACATGATCGCCATAGCTTACCCTGATGTGAAGTTCTGGGTATACACCAGATGCTTCCAGTATGTGCCGACGCTGACTGCTGAGAACCTGGCCGTGTATATGAGCACTGACATGTGGAATTGGGAATGGGCTGTGCAAGTCCGATCCGAGAATCCGCATGTCATGTTTGCTTTTAACGGTAAGGACTGGGCAGAGACACAGGCTGTAGCAGAGCTATGTGGTGAACCCAGAGGCCTTAAATGCCCAGAACAAGTTGGGCGCATAGATCTTGTCGAGTGGTCTGAAGAGACTACAAAGGCAGGCAAATATATCGGGGAGGGCGCTTGCGCTAAGTGCGATTACTGCACTGTAGGTAAGGGCAATGTCCGATTCGCTATTAACCCAAGATAGAAAGGAGGTGAGTCATGGAACGGAATGCAATCACCCAAGACTGGGATGAGAAACAAGTCGAATGCAACATGTGCAAAGCTGAAACAGTCGTGCTTGTTGACCCTCATCGATGGAGTACCTATACAAAAGGTGCTTTGGTTCAGGACGTATGGCCTGAAGCTACCCCTGCGTACAGGGAGCAGATCATTGGCATACGCTCTGGATACCATGTGTGCGATAACTGCTGGTCTTCAGTGGGGGAAGATTTTACTGAAGATGATGATGAATAACGAAGAAGTTCACCCCAAGTCAACAAGAAGATGACTTTGTTTTGATATAATAAGTGTAACAAGAAAGGTGCATTATATGAAGCACACACTGAAGTCGTTAGCCACATTTATCACTAAATGGACAGGTCTAATTCGACATGCAATATACGAGGGCGAATACGCTAGGGCATTAAATTTGTTAGACAGCGTAGAGAACTCGGCGTACAAGGTAATCCTTGACGAAACTGTTGAAGATCCAGAAGTATCATTTGCGGATCTTCGAGAAAATGACGCATGGAGGAAGGACGATTAGCTCTGGTAGATGGGGCTAGTCGTTTTTCCTTTCGGCGGTTACGGGCGAGTGCCACTCGCCTGCCCCTACTACCGAAGGGAGAATATATGAAAGTAGGTTCAGTATGCTCAGGCATAGGAGGTTTAGAGCTCGGCTTAGGAATGATAGCTGACACTGACCTTCAATGGGTGAGCGAAACGGATGCGGCTGCATCCAAGATCCTAGATAAGCACTTTGGTGTGCCTAATCTAGGTGACTTAACACAAATCCAGGATCCCCCAAAGGTGGACTTGGTGGTTGGTGGGTTCCCCTGCCAGCCTGTTTCCATAGCTGGAGAAAGGAAAGGTATAGCAGATGAAAGATTCATCATTGCGGATATTTGCAAGCTGGCGCAAGAAGCAGGAGCAAAATGGCTCCTCCTTGAAAACGTCAGAGGACTTCTATCCGCTAACAACGGAGACGCTCTTGCCAGAGTCTGTGCAGAAATGGCCCACAGAGGTTTCGTCAGATGGGAGTGGCGCACTTTATATGCGGCAGAAGTCGGAGCGCCTCACCGTAGGGATAGATGGTTCTGCGTTGCTACCAACACCAACGGCAAGGGACTGGAAGGACAGAGGGAAGAACATGAACTGGAGCCATGCGTGGAAGAAAAGGAGACTACCTGGGGTCGTTATGATGGAGCTATACGAAGATGGGAAGCCGTCCTAGGTAGGCCTGCTCCTACACCTGCTATTGATTGGAGGATGAACCCTGCGTTTATCGAGTGGATGATGGGGTTTCCTGAAGGGTGGATTACGTCGAGCGACATAAGTTTCAATAGAACGATGAAGTGCTTAGGGAACGCTGTAGTTCCATTGCAAGCAGCGTACGCATACGCAGATTTGTTTAGGAGGATAAATGATTAATTTACTGTGGTTCTTTACCATTCCGTGGATACCTGTGGTGGAACCTGTCCCTGAAGTATGGGGATGGCAAACCGACAGGTGGGCTCCTATAGTCGCTGAAGCTTTAGAGGACTATGGGATACCAGAAGAGTTTAGCACCTTCATGAAGGTACTCCATTGCGAGAGTCGTGGCGATCCGTATGCTCATAACACGGACGTGTACTCTAACCCTGTCGATCAGGCATCAGGTTTGATGCAACACATGCCTCGTTATTGGGATGATCGGGCTGCCGCTATAGGCATGCCAGGATACTCGCCCTTTGATCCTGTGGCTAATATCTATGCGTCAGCGTGGCTATTAACCACAAGGGGTGGAGGTTGGCAGCATTGGAGTTGTTATGGACTTTGATACAGAAGATTTTAATAAAGGTCGTAGGCGTAAGCCTTCGTATGTGAAGCCAAAGTGGTGGAACAAATGTTTAGATTGTCGTGCGATCATTTCAGATCGTGTGACGGAAAGGTATGACACTTGCCCATTTTGTGCAGGTGCGAATTGGAGTGAAGATGAACAACGATGAAACTAGAATAAATTTTGGAGCCTTAGAAGGCCCATTTGTAGATGCTTTGATGCTTTTGCTTGACCGCATTTCTACGATGGTTGAGCATTTTGAAGCTGTGGATGAAGCCTTCGGGCTTATGTGTGGAGCACTTAGTATCGCCATAGAAGATGACGAGAACGTGGTAGACATGGAAGAGCAGCGGCAAAGGCTTCGTAAAGACCCAAATGAAATATACAACAACAAAGGAGATGAATAATGAGTTTGGAACCAGAATACAAATCACATAGAGGGCTATTCCAGGAGGTGAGTAGCATCCTAGGTGTAGATGAAACTTCGGCGTATTGGACTGACGAGGATTTCATTGATGCCTGCCAGTACGATGGTAGACAACCTGTCTTTAGGATGAAACAGTTTGATGCTTGGTATAAGCGGCTCGAACGCTGGATGAAGATAGCTTCATACTTCAAGCGGCAATCTCTTTACACATATGCAACTGAGAATGGCCACGGCGGTATTGCTAGCGCAGCGAAAGTGCTAGGTGTAACTAGGCAGCGAGCTCATGACATGTACAAGGAAGCAGAGTCTGAACGACTATCACAGTTCACCCCTAAATTCTATTGCGAAGATGTTTGATACATCAAACGTTCCTTGCAAGGGGAAGACAGAGCTCTTCTTCAATGAAAGGACCAGGCGAGGGCAATACCAAGCCAAAACAATATGTAGGAAATGTGACAAGAAAGCAGAATGCTTGGATTACGCAGTCAATAACCACATATTTTTTGGGGTGTGGGGAGGTCTAAATAGCAAGGAAATTGAGGCCCAGCGGCGTTTGAAAGGAATTGTCCTAGAGCCGCACTATGGTTATACACGAGTCAGAAGGGAAAGAAAAAATTATGGTTGACGTTGCTTTGTCTATCGTAAACCCTATAATGGGGGGTAAGGGGGGCCACCCCAAAGGTGGCCCTACCTTACCCCCCAAGGTAACACCGTTGAGGTCAAGTGTTAACTCTCCCTTGCACTTGGCCTCAACATTAAAGGAGAGAGATGCAAGAAATTAGGTTACGCCAAAGTTGGATAAACAATTTCTTGAGATGCCCTGAGCAAGCTAGACAAGAGCGGCTTGGGCTAGTCACGCAGAAACAAACAAGTGACTTGATCCGAGGTAACGCTGTACATGCCGCAATAGAGCATGCTGGTTTAGTTAGAATGGGGGGATCCGAAGAAGTTGACTACGATGAGCTCATAGATGTTTCAGATACATTCTTAGCGGAGAACGGAAATTCTGTTGATGTCTGGCGACACAGTTACGAGCAAGTGGTCGATATATGTCGTGCCAATGTCACAACTTGGTACAACGAGCTGAACCCCATCTTAGATCCAGTTGGGGTTGAACAGACTTTTGAAAAGTCGATGGGTGTTAGGCATGGGGTTCAGCTCATTCTAACTGGTACTGCCGATTGGAACGATAAAAGCGGCGTGCTTTGGGACTGGAAGAATCCCTCTAGACATTATCCTGCTTGGGAGAAAAAACGTTGGGATATACAATCTCATGCGTATACTTGGGCTTTGGAGAAAGAACAATTTAATTTAGCCGTCTTTGCGAATGGAGATTTGCAGGTCATAGAGATCTACAGGTCAGAGCAGGATAAGGCGGCGTTTATAGAACTTTGCTGGTCCATAGTGCCGACACTATTGACCATTGAGGAGGCAACAACGTGGCCTCAACGATGGGAAGGGTGGCATTGCTCACCTAAATGGTGTCCAGTATGGCAGGCAGGTAAATGCCGAGGAGAACACCTCGGAGAAGACCCCTGGTAAAGGGAGAAAGAAGATAGAGATGACAGAGACATCTAAAATTACTGTTCATTTCGCCCAAAAGGTGAGTGAACAAAGTTATGAGACAGCGGATTATTCCCTCATGATTGAGCGAGTAGTTCCTGTGTCAATGGGTGATGAAGGTATCGCTGCCGAAGCAGCTTCACTTTTTGAATTAGCAAAGAGCGAAGTGTTAAAGCAGGCAGGTCAAGAATTTGACATAAGTGATACTGGCGTGGTGATGCGGAAACTCAAAAGTGCTGTTTCCAAACCTGCAAGTAATGCGCCAAGCGCCCCTGCGAAAGCACCCACCAATAGTAGCCAAAGTGGTCCAACAGCTCAATCCGTAGCTGCACCGCCACAGAAGCCAGCAGGTGGTAAAATGAGCGGCAGGGTTTACAAGCGTCTACCTACATGTGTTGGGAAGAACGCTGAGATAAACCAAGCAGCGTTTAATATCCTGGCTTTCCACCCCAACAAGTGGAATGACTCTACTAGCGGAACTGAAACAACCGTTTATGAAGTCAAGGAAAGAGCAGATGGTTCAACTGATGTGGCTAAGAGTGGGAACAACTTCCCGAACTTCTCCATATCACCTGAAGCCCTTGCTTTCGCTGGCTTTGAGATCCAGAAGAACCACGGCATATGGATACGAGAAGGCGACAGTAATGTACCTCTCACTGTCTGGGATGTCGTTGGGGGACAGACCGAGGATGATGCTATTGAGTGGGATTGGGTAGCTCGTCGAGCAGAGCTCCAAGACTACGCTTACAAGCCTAGGTCATAATGGAGGAGAGCGTAACGGCTCTCACCGAAGAGGAGATTGAGGCCAGATTGACTGGCCTTGATCTTCCAGAAGAGGGAGAGCAATACAAATTCTTTAGACCCACATCAGAAGCAGTGGACAAATGGGTAAACTACGCTCAAGCTTCCCACGATTGCTTCCACATGGGATTGCAAGCGATAGACGAGAAGATGCGAGGAGTGTGGCCAAGCGATGTACTAGTCGTAACTGGCAGAGCGCACTCAGGTAAAAGCGCCGTCTTGTTGTCTAGCATCGCTCGCAACCTACAGGAAGACCCTGACTTCTACGGTGTGATCTACACCCCAGACGAGCCAGAGATCTTGGTTGTGTCAAAGCTATACGCTTTGCTTTACCGCAGAAACCTCGCACAAGTAGAAGAAGCTTTACGGACAGAAGACAGAGATGTGATCTCAGAGATCAAAGAAGCCAGAGATGGCTTCCTAGATCGTGTCAAGATCTTTCCGACGGCGTTAAGCTTCGATGACATGAGCGAAGCCATGCGAGAATGCGAAGACTACTGGCAACACAAGCCACGTTTCGTCATGGTGGATTTCCTGGAACAGCTACCCAAGGCTTCAGGATACGAAGGCGTATCAAATGTGCTTAAGGGCATGAAGGAATGGGCCGAAGCAGAGAACCTACCAGTGGGCTTGATACACCAATCAGGTAAGCAATCCCATAGAGGTTCGAGCAGAGGGATGGACGACGGTAAATTCAACGCCGACGAATATGCTATACTTCAATTAAACGTATTCAGGAAGAGGGACAACCCGAAGCTATCAGACGAAGAACGAAGGATACACAGCGTGAGTGTTTCACTTGACTTATGTAAGAACAAGAGGCCACCGTGTAAGATAACTTCGCCCCCCATAGATTACTTCATGGACCCAGACTGCGGATTCGTTAGAGAATACTACGAATCCGACATCCCAGAGGATGACCGATGGCTAGAGTAGAAACAATAGATCCGTTTGAAGAAGGACACGTTTGTGAAGATAACCCTTTTCAATACTACGAAAACACTAGCGAATTTGAAGAACAGGGAATGCAACTAGCTGTGCATTACCAATGTGGAATATGTGGCACACAACTTCAGGTTGGTCATCATGGCTAGAGTAAAACAACTACTAGAAGACTTCGCTACCCTCCACGAAGGAGGCGCAGTCGCATCAGTCAAAGACAAAGTACACCCCCTGAGCAAAAATGTCACACCAGAAGACTACCTTGAATACGTTGCCGAGCATCTCAATGGGGACACACCAATCGGTGTCTACCCATTATGGCAACGCAACAACGTGTGGATGGTCAACTGGGCCGCAGTCGATCTAGACGAAGGCGACATCAGCGACGTACACGCAGATAACCTAGTTGCGCTACTAGCCAAGATGAATATAACAGCTTGGAAAGAACCTTCAAGGAGCAAAGGCTATCACGTTTGGGTCTACCTCAAAGAAGCGTTATCAGCAACGGTAGCTAGAAACGGAATGATCGGAGCCTGCCGAACAGTAGACGTACCAATCAGAGAAGTCTACCCGAAACAAACAAGCCTAGAAAAAGGCAAGATAGGAAACTGCCTACGACTCCCATACCCAAAGATAAGGACCAAGGGAAAACAAGTCGTAGCAGGATACAACCTGAACGAGTTTGTAGAAGCAGCAATGGAATCCAGGACTCCCCCTTCTGTCTATCGAAAGCTACTGGCGTTACATCGGGCTACAGAACCAGCTCCTTTACGCATAAAGGATAAGGGGACACGCATCGACGGAGAGTTCCAAGGAGTGGCTAAAGAGATATGGGAAGACCCAACAAGCAAGCGAGGGACACCTGTTACTGACCGTTCAGCGACGCTATTGGCGTTTGCTGGTAGCCTTATATGGCAAGAATTTTCAATCCAAGCTACTATAGATTGGGTAAGAAGACTAGACGATAGGGTAGGTAAATACGTGGGACGTGCAGATCGAGAGACACGGATCAGAGAGCTTGTCGAACTAGCAGCATCTAGGGTGCAAGTTCGTGACTAAAACATACAAGTTCTCAATCCCTATAAGACCCAAAAGCAAAGGAAGGCCTAGGGTCACCAGCAAGAATGGTAAACAATGGGCCTACACGCCAAAGGGAACTAGGGACTATGAACAAGCAGTACGTGACTATTACAAAGGTCCAAAATTCGATGGCCCAGTTTCAATGACAATAACTTTGTCGAAGAAACGAGCTATTGTCACAATCACAGAAATGGATTGTGAATCTTCTCCTCTAAGGGGCGACATATCTAATTATGTTAAGGGCATAGAGGATGCATTAAACGGTCTCGCCTATGATGATGACCGTCAAATACACCGCTTAGTAGGAAGGAAAAAATGACAGACAAACCATTCCACCAAGGAACATACGCAGAGCGTTTTGTTTCTATGGGAGACGAAGCAGAATCTCAATTTGAAGCCCACAACATACAGTGGGCTCGTTTTGGTTTTAACAGGCCAGAAGGAATGACCAAATTTCACTACCTCCCCCACGTTATACGCTACACTCCAGATTACGTGCAGGCAGACCCTACACGACTAGTAGAAGTAATGGGTATGGGTAGAACACCTTTGAAAATAAAGATGGAAAAAATTGCAGCTATGCAATGGTGGGACGGACTAGAAGCTCCGCTATACCTATGGGTCTGGTCGTCTACCAGGCAAAATTATGCTGAAGTTAAATTTAGGGAGTTAATGAATATCATTAATAAGAATGATGTTCCGCTAGGTAACTTTCAAGAAGGTAAAAAATACTTCTCTATAAGTTCCAAGCTACTCCCTTGGAATGACGAGTGAAGCAAGCGAGGGAGAAAAATTATTTAATAGGCTAAAGCTCCTCAAGTTCCCCTCCCTAGCTCCTGTGCGTACACGCAAAGGAGCTAATTCTATATCGTCTTACTACTCTACAGAAATAGAAGCGATCCTAAACGCTAAACCTGGCCAAGAGCCAGAAGTCTCGCAAGAGCTAATGGAACGTCAACACGACGAGCTTTACAAAGCTGTCGAAGATATGTTCTCAAGGCTCACAGAAGAAGAACAATGGATATACCACATGCTGGTAGACATAGGATTGTCCATGAGGTTTGTAGCTAGAGTACTAGGCATACCCAAGACAACGTTTGCTCGCAGAAGAGACGCACTCGCAAGCAAGATGCGGCGAATACTGTTAGAACATGAAGTAGTCCGAGATAAACTAGGTTTCTAGAAAGATGCACTCACCAGGACATTCCTCGGCTGCTTCGATTGTAGACTCTACAAGATCGTTAGGCACATCAACAGTTTGATACATTTGATGTGTGGGTTCAACAGGCACATCAGTGCCAGCTTCCCTAACATAAAACAATCCGTCACTGTGGCCAAAAAAAATAGCAGGAACTATTTCCTCACACAGGCCATCACCTGTGCAAAGGTCTTGGTCAATCCAAACCTTCACTCCCATAGTCTCTCGTTTCAATGCAGTCTTGCAGGAAGTAAGAAAAACCTTCGACCCAATTAAGAATACAAGTCAAAGAAATAAGGTTCCCTC